AAAAGTTGCAGAACAAGGTTGGTCTTGGGTCAAAGATAATTTTTGGACAGTTGTTGATACTGTTAAAAAGAAAGCTAGTGGATTTTCTAAATTAAAAGATGGGGAAGTAAGAACGCATAAAGATATGGAAGTAATTGATGGCCCTGAAGCAATTAGAGTTAGATATAAAACAGATAATGGCAATACCGCTGAGACAGTTTATATCAAACCTTCTAAAGAAGTTAATCCAGAAACAGGAGAGATTATTGATGTACCAGGTCAATTCGAAGAATATCAAGATGTTTATAGAATGGGTAAAGACGATTATTACAAAGATTTTGAAGAGGAAATTATAGATCCAATAGATAATGTTAAAAAAATTATTACAGAAGACTAAACTAACTACAACAATACCTCCTAAATCAGGTCCTCTACCACAAGGCTTGAATATTAAGTATAATAATGATACATCTGACAAATTGGAGAAAATAAATGGCAGACATAGACAAGTCTCTACCGAACGTAGAGCAAACAATAAACGTTCCAGCACCTGAAGAAATAGAACAAGCGCAACTTGAAGAACAAGAGCAAATTGCTGAAGCTGGTCAGCCTGTTGAATTTACACAAAACGAAGATGGATCTGTAGATATTAATTATGATCCCGCAATTGCTTCTGTTGAAGGTGCAGAAAACCATTACGCAAATTTAGCTGAACATTTACCAGAAGATATTTTAGGTGAGCTTGGCTCAGAACTTTTTGAAAATTATCAAGACTATAAAAATTCTAGAAAAGAATGGGAAAGAACTTACAGAGAAGGTTTAGATCTTTTAGGATTTAAATATGATCAAAGAACAGAACCATTCCAAGGAGCATCTGGTGCAACACACCCTGTGTTAGCAGAAGCTGTAACTCAGTTTCAAGCATTAGCTTACAAAGAATTATTACCAGCAGAAGGACCAGTAAGAACACAAATCTTAGGTCTATCTACTCCAGAAAAAGAACAACAATCTTTAAGAGTAAAAGATTTTATGAATTATCAAATTATGGATCAGATGAAAGAATATGAACCAGAGTTTGATCAAATGTTATTTTATTTACCTTTAGCAGGTTCATCATTTAAAAAAGTTTACTATGATGAAATATTAGGACGAGCTGTTTCTAAGTTTGTCCCTGCGGAAGACTTAATTGTTCCGTATTCAGCTACCTCATTAGATGATGCGGAATCAATTATTCACGTTGTAAAAATTTCTGAAAATGAAATGCGTAAACAACAAGTTGCTGGTTTCTATAGAGATATAGAATTAAAACCAGGCGACGTACAAGAGTCAGAAGTAACACAAAAGGAAAGAGAACTTGAAGGACAGACTAAATCAAGAAACGAAGATATTTTTAATTTATTAGAATGTCACGTTAATTTAGATTTAGAAGGTTTTGAAGATATGGGTCAAGACGGCGAGCCAACAGGTATTAAACTTCCTTACATTGTAACAATTGAAGAAAACTCTAGAGAGATTCTTTCTATTAGAAGAAACTATGAAGTAGGTGACCCTAAAAAAACTAAAATACAATATTTTGTACATTTTAAATTTTTACCAGGTTTAGGATTTTATGGTTTCGGTCTAATCCACATGATAGGTGGACTGTCAAGAACAGCGACCGCTGCTTTAAGACAGCTCTTAGATGCGGGAACGTTATCTAATCTGCCAGCAGGTTTTAAACAAAGAGGAATAAGAATCAGAGACGATGCACAATCTATTCAACCTGGAGAATTTAGAGATGTAGACGCACCAGGAGGAAATATTAGAGATGCATTTATGATGCTTCCATTTAAGGAGCCGTCTCAAACCCTATTAGCACTTATGGGCGTCGTGGTACAAGCTGGTCAGCGTTTCGCATCTATAGCTGATCTTCAAGTAGGAGAGGGTAATCAACAAGCGGCAGTGGGCACGACCGTTGCGCTTTTAGAAAGAGGATCGAGAACAATGTCTGCGATTCACAAAAGAATTTATGCAGCACTACGATCTGAGTTTAAATTACTAGCAAGAGTTTTTAAGTTATATCTACCTCAAGAATATCCATACGATGTTGTTGGTGGTCAAAAGACTATCAAGCAATCGGATTTTGATGATAGGGTTGATATACTGCCAGTTGCTGATCCCAATATTTTCTCACAGACACAGCGTATTTCCCTTGCGCAAACGGAAATGCAATTGGCAGCCTCAAATCCTGCCATCCATAATCAGTATGAAGTTTACAGAAATATGTATGAAGCATTAGGTGTAAAAGACATAGATAAAATTTTAATTCGACCACAACCACCTCAACCAAAGGACCCAGCGTTAGAACACATTGATGCTCTCGCTGGGAAACCGTTCCAAGCATTTCCTGGTCAAGATCACAGAGCACACATTACAGCGCATTTAAATTTTATGGCTACTAATATGGCAAGAAATGCTCCTGTGGTTATGGCTTCATTAGAAAAAAATTGTTTTGAACACATTTCATTAATGGCTCAAGAACAAGTTGAGATTGAATTTAGAAATGAGATGCAACAAGTAGCTGCTATTCAACAAAACCCACAAGCGATGCAAGATCCTAATGTTCAAATGCAAATTAAAATGATTTCTGAAAAGATTGAAGCAAGAAAAGCACAGTTGATTGCTGATATGATGGAAGAATTTATGAACGAAGAGAAAAAAATAACTTCTCAATTTGATAATGATCCTATTGCTAAACTTAGAGCAAGAGAATTAGACCTTCAAGCACAAGAAAATGATAGAAAACGTAAAGCTGATCAAGATAGAAGTAACTTAGATCGAATGAGAGCAATGATGAATCAATCAACTACACAACAAAAGTTAAATCAAAACGAAGAATTGGCTAGATTAAGAGCTGATACGTCGATAGAAAAGACAATTTTATCGGCGCAACTTAAAAAGGATAGATAAATGTCGACAAAAGCACAGAAAAAAGTTAAAAAAGTAATGAAAGAGTTCAAAAAAGGTGAACTCAACATTGGGAAAAGTAGTAAAAAAGTAAAAAGTCGTAAACAAGCGATTGCAATTGCTCTTTCTCAAGCAGGTAAAAGCAAAAAAAGAGGCTAATATGAAAAAAAACAAAAAACAAATGTCAGGAACTTATTCTTGTGAGAAAATCAAAGAAGTTAAGATGACAAAACCAAATGAATCTCAAAAAGACATGGTTCAAGGTCAAGGAAAAGTTCTAGCAGAGAAAAAAAGATCAGCAACTTGGTACTAATATGTTTCCGTGGGGACTTTTAGGCCAAGGTTTTAAGGCTGGACTAGAGATTTACAAAAATAAAAAAGCAGCTGATGTTGCAATGTCAGAGGCTAAACTCCTGCATATAGAAAAAATGAAGCGGGGAGAAATAGAATTTTCTGGAAAAATTACAGATGCCCAGAAAGGCGACTGGAAGGACGAATTTGTACTTTTAGTTTTGTCAAGTCCTCTGTTTTTGCTTGCATATTCTGTTTTTGCAGAAGATGAAAAGATGCAAGAGAAGATTGACTTGTATTTTCAAAAATTGCAAGAGATGCCCTGGTGGATTGTCGGATTATGGGCGTCAGTAGTCGCTGCAATTTACGGACTTAAGGCTACAGACATTATGAACATGAACAAAAAATAAGGAGAATGAAATGAAAAAGAAAAAAATACCTGCTGGTAAAAAAGGAAAAGGAAACAGAATGCTAAAAAAGAAAGCACCTGAAGTAGCAAAAAGAATGGGATATAAATATGGGAGTAAAAAATAATGCCTTCTAAAAAACCTGGCTTATGGGCCAACATTAACAGAAGAAAAAAATTAGGTATATCGAGACCTAAGTCTAAATCAACAATATCAAAGAAAGCTTATGCTAATATGAAAGCTGGCTTTCCTAAGAAAAAGAAAAAATAATATGGCCAAAGGTGTAAAACATTATTTTAAAAGTGGAAAAGAATACAAAGGAGCCACACATAAGGATGCCAAAGGTAGACTTATGTCTGGTAAAAAACACACAGCATCAAGTAAATATTTAGTTCATAAAAAACAACTAAAGAAGAAAAAATGATAGCAAAAAAAGGATATGGCAGAGCATTTCTGCAACGTGGAACACCTAAAATCTTTGATCAGTTAGAGATGAAGGTTCCTTATCCTAGAGGACAAGAAGTCCCAAGAACGGGGCTTAGATCAGGAAGTAAGTCTCCTGCGTGGCAAAGAAAAGAAGGTAAATCTAAATCAGGTGGATTAAATAGAAAAGGTATTGCATCTTACAGAAGAGCAAATCCTGGTTCTAAATTATCTATGGCTGTAACCACAAAACCTTCAAAACTAAAGAAAGGTAGCAAGGCTGCAAACAGAAGAAAATCATTTTGTGCCAGAATGTCTGGAATGAAAAAAAGATTAACTTCTGCTAAAACAGCAAGAGATCCTAACTCAAGAATCAATAAATCCTTGAGAAAATGGAACTGCTAAAACAATAGATGGATGATTTAATCCTAATACAAAAGATACAAAAAATGTTAAAAGAAAGTTACCAAAATGTTGGTGACGCCATGATTGCTGGAGGAGTTGACAACATGGAAAAATACAAGTATATGTTAGGTCAGGCACATGCCTACCAATATATTTCACAGGAAATCTCTAACCTGCTAAACAAGAAGGAGCAAAAAGAAGATGAACAATTCAGAGACCTCACAAACGTTGTCGAATTCGGACAACGAGATCCCGAAGCTTAAAAACGCTTTAGAGGAAAAATACAAATCAACAGAAACAAAAAGATTAGATCCAGAAAATATTCAAGGAGTCGTCGATGACTTACCTGAACCATCTGGTTGGAGACTTTTAGTTTTACCTTTTACACCAAAAGAAAAAACTAAAGGTGGATTAATTATTGCCCAAGAATCTTTAGACAAAGCAAGAATCGCAACTAACTGCGGTTATGTTTTAAAGATGGGCCCACTTGCATATATGGACAAAGATAAATTTGAAACTGGTCCTTGGTGCAAAAAAGGAGATTGGGTGATCTTTGCAAGATATGCAGGATCACGATTACCAATAGAAGGCGGAGAAATCCGTATTTTAAACGACGACGAAGTTTTAGGAACTATAAAAGATCCTGAAGCTGTGTTGCATTACATTTAACATAGGAGGAGACTATGCAAGAACAAGAAACACAAAATATGGTTGACATCGATACTACAGGTCCTGGTGCTGATATTGAGTTAGAAGATCAGAAACCTGAGAACGAAGTTGAAACTAAAGAAGACCCTAGCTCCGCGCCACAAGATTCTACTGACGAGACTGTAGAAGCGAGCGACGAGAAGCAAGAGACTAAACAGGAAGAAAAACCTGAACAGAAGAAAGAAGAATTAGAACAGTACAGTGAATCTGTACAAAGAAGAATTGCTAAACTAACTAAAAAATGGAGAGAAGCAGAACGTCAAAAAGACGAAGCAATAACTTTTGCTCAAATCCAAAAAGAACAAAGAGAAAAGTTAGAAAAAAAATATTCTTCAGTAGAACAAGCTGGTGTTAAAGACAGAGAAGAGCGAATAAAATCAGGTATGCAAGCAGCAGCCGCTAAACTAGCAGCAGCTAGAGAAGCGCAAGATTTTGCAGCTGAAATTTTT